ATTGACTTAATAGTGTCTTCTACTACTTGGCCATCTTGTTTTTCAAGTACTTGTACTGAATACCATTCTAATCCTTTCCACAATGATATGACAGTTTTATCGGACCCGAATCTTGCAACATCCACGACACACCATTTTTCTGAGGTTTCTTCGATTGCATTTGTAAAAGTATCAATCAAAGCATCATAAATAACTAAGTTATTTACATTATTATCAAATTCCCAGTTTCCGTATAATAGACGATCTCTTGAAATCTGGTCAAGAGATTTAAGAGTTTCAATGTACTGTTCAGGCAAATAAGGATTATCTCCAGGTAATGCTGGAACAAATGCTCTACCTCTTTCTAATTTATTTTCTTTTGAGGGTTTATAAAATTCTAAATATAAGAAGTTCTTCGATGGATTACACGTCATTAATAGTTTTGGAAGAATATGAAATTCATCTATCTTAAATCTAAGACGAGACTTAACAACATTCTTTGCTTTTGCTGTAATTTGAGATGCTTCATCTATAAATGCTCCGGTATATTCAGTTGAACCAAGTGAGTCATATTCTGGGTCTGAAGGATACCACGCTAAATCTTTTAAGAAGATCTGCGAACCATTTTGAACAAATGTAATAATTCCATCTATTGCATTATATGTATAATCTGTATCTCTTTCTAAATGCCAATGCTTACACACCTCGAATAAAGTTAACAGAGTTGACTGTTTTAATTGCTTCATGACTGATCTGCCCATTAACCATCTGCTACCAGAATAATTAAAACAACATGAAATTAACCAAGCACATCCAAGATAGGATTTTCCGTTACCAGCAGAACCACCATATAGTACTTCAGTAGTAATATCGTCATTTAAGTATGTCAATGCCTCTAACTGTTTCGAAGTTATATCCCATTGTATTTCCCTACCTATTTCAATAGTCTCATTCTTGTTCATCTGCTGGTTGCTTTCTATTGGATATAGGATTTATTATTATTGATGTCACTGGCATCTTAATTTCATGTTCGATCTTATCTGTAATACGTTGTTTCAGTTTATTAAATTCTTGAATTGCTTTAACTGATACGCTTGGATCTGCTGATTGATTCATCCAGTGTAATAATCTCTTATCAGCATTCTCTGAATTAAAACCTCCCGTTTCTAATAAGCAGTTGATTCTTTTGTTGATGTAATCATATGTTAAAAGTCTGGAAGCATTAGATCGAGCAGCATTATACTGTCCTTTTATACTAATATCGATATTAAATGCATGTATGTATGCTTGAGTACCGTTTCCGTAAAATTCACCTGGAGAAACATAATGTTGACAAAATGATTCTTGTTCTAGGCTTAAACCATATTCTTTCTTAATTGATGTTGTTGATTTCTTCTTAGTCATATTCGCGTTTTAGTTTGAAAGAGGTGTTTATAGAGAACTTTCAATCTCTGGTGTTAATTATTAATGATTTACTTCCAGAACTTTTCAGAATCTCATATACCCAAACTTTTTCGAGGTACGAGGAAAAGTTCATTTAAGACTGTTATATAGACTGTTATATAGACTGTTATATAGATGGAGGTTATTAAATGATAAGGTTAGGGGTTATTAAATGATAAGGTTAGGGGTTATTAAATGATAACTTATATTATCATTTGGTAACCCCTTGCATTTTTACTCTCCTTCTCTTTTAGGTTGATAATCTTCTTCTTTCTGTTTAATATACGTAGAAAATTCTTCAGATACTTTAATTAGTTTTCTACCACCTGAAATTGGGTCGTCTTTGAAAACTTCATTTGCTTTGATAAGTTCTTTTAATTTTCTATTCAGATTTTCGGGTAATATATTTATTTTTTTAGCCAGATTCGCTTGATTTAATGTTATCCATTCGTCTCCTTTTTTGCTATAAATATATATTGCATGCATTATTACATAATCTAATAAAGACAAGTCTAAATCTTTATCTGCTGCATTCCAATATTGTGTGAAATGCATATTTTCTGGTTTGTCTTCATCTTTTCCATACGCGTATTCGTATTTGTCTATCACATTCTTCCATTTTCTAGTAGTAATGTATCCCATTGGGTCAAGGTCATCCTCGGCAGAACCATTAATGATGCCTTTTATCTTTAATTTTCTCATTACCTGAAATACCCCGTTCTTTTCCATCTTTAACTGTTCAGAGATCTCTCTACGAGTTCGGGCTTTAAAAGGTCTGGTACCTTCTTTTGATAAACGCCAGATTGCATATGCTATAATGTATTCTTGAAGACTTAATTTTAAGTCGACTTTAGCACCATGCCATATCATAGTATATCTAGGTTTCTTTACTCCTTTTTGTTTTGACATAATAATGATCTGTTTATTTTTTTGAAATGAATCGTCCTTTTTTATCTTTTTCTAAAATGTTTGTGCTATATACAATTGCTCGAGGTATTCCGATAGTTAATATAGCTATAATTAGAACGAGAAAGGATACAAATGAACTAAAGAATAAGCCAAGTACAAACATTGCTACTAAAAATTCTGGGAATGTCATATTTTTTTATTGTTTTTCTTGATAATTGCAACAATCGTTGTGATTTCTTCTAATGAATAAAACCGCCATGCTCTATCAGCATATTTAACTTCACCCTTAGGTCTATTGATTATTCGTGCTTTTTCATACCTTAAAAGAGTAGGGTAACTAAAAGGTAGACCTGCATCTTTTAACGCTTTTTGCAATATTCTTTTTGAGTAAAGTTTATACATGATTTTATTTTACTGCATCAAACGCTTCCGCTATCTTGTCGTAAACTGCACCTTCTATTATGTTGAACTCTTTGTTTGTTTCTAGTATCAACTTTGTAATTATTGCAATTTCTTCTTTATTGCTTGGGAGAATGTCTATTATATAATCTGCATTGTAAAGAGCATTCATCTCATCATTTACTTTTACCAGATTTTCTGGAGTAATATCGTATTCCTTCCCTTCGTTGATTAGTTTTGCTTCTCCCTTTTCATCTTTTTCAGAATATTCTTTTAATATTCTCTGTCTTTCAGACGTTAAAAATACTATCTGTTTTCCAATTATAGTGATGAATTGGTTTCTCGCTCTTGCTTCTATACCTCGTAATGGTGTATCAAGATAGTTGATCAGTGTTTCTAAATGACCATTTTTTATCTTGAGTCCTTTTATTTCTTCTGCCATATTTTTTTATTATTTTGATTATTATTCTTTCCAAACTTTATATTTATATAATAAACCTATTTTCGTATAATGTAAACTTAATAACATATATTGTTTACAAATGCATAAAATGAGTGTATAATAGAATAGAAGATTAATAAAGAAGCAGTTAATGCTCGATAAAATAAAAAAAAATGTATACATATACTAGTCAAAAAGGTTTTTTTCGAACTGCTGGATATAAATTTAAGTGGTGCGATGATGGATATGATGTATTAGGCATCGGTCTGAACGAAAACCAATTAACTAATAAAGGGGAAGAAATAATTATTGCTGTCGAAAATAAAATATACTCATTAAACACGAAAGAAGCTTTAGAATTCATACGTTCATATCATGCTTTCTTTAAAGCAGGAAAAGGTCGAAAACAAACAACATTGGGAGTAGTAAGCAAATCATTAATGACAATAATTAACTAACATGACAGAAAGTGCATTCAAAGAAGGACATATTCCGTGGAATAAAGGAAAAAAGGGTACTATTCCTTGGAATAAGGGAAAAACAGGTCTTCAAGTTGCTTGGAATAAGGGTAGAACAATGGAAGACTATCCACAGAACGGATTTAAGAAAGGAGAACTACATCTTGGTTGGAAAGGAGATAAAGTAGGTTATAGAGCCCTACACTCGTGGATTAGAAAATGCAAAGGAAAGGCAGTTAACTTTTTATGTGTTGACTGCGGTATACAAGCAGATGAGTGGTCCAATATCGATCATTCGTGGAAAAGAGAGTTAGAAGACTATTATCCAAGATGTCGAAAATGTCATAAGAAATATGACAAGGAAACATTACATATGAAATTAGGTAGACCTATACACAATGGCAAAAGGAATAGTTAAAGATCCAGAGTTACATCGTCAAAACATTAGTAAAGCAATGAAAGGAAAAAAACGAAAACCTTTTACT